TCAAGCTGCTTATGCAGACCAAATGGGTAATATAGATGAAAGAAGAGCCTTTATTAATGTTAATGATTTAAGTGGTACTACAGAAGAAGGTGTAGTAATTGATAGTTATGCATTATTTACAGGACCCTCAGCTACTAATAATTACTATGATAATAGTGGTAATATTAAAGTACTTAGAGTATATTGGAAGTCTAAAAGAAAAATTAAAAAAGTAAAATTCTATGACCCTGAAACAGGTGAACCTGATTTTAAATTTTATCCTGAAACTTATACAATAGATAAAAATAAAGGAGAAGAAGAAAGTATTTATTGGATTAATGAAGCTTGGGAAGGTACTAAAATAGGACAACATATTTATTTGAATATGAGACCTAGATTAGTTCAGTATAATAGATTAAGTAATCCATCAAGATGTCACTTTGGAATAGTAGGAACATTATATAATTTAAATGATTCTAGACCATTCTCAATGGTTGATATGATGAAACCTTATAATTATATGTATGATGCTACTCATGATAGATTAAATAAAGCAATTGCTTCTAACTGGGGTAAAATACTTGAGTTAGATTTAGCATTAGTTCCTAAAGGATGGGATGTTGAGAAATGGTTATACTATGCTAAAATTAATCATATAGCTATTAAAGATAGTTTTAAAGAGGGTAATATTGGAATAGCTACAGGTAAGTTAGCAGGGTCAATGAATAATGCTTCTAAGGGAGTAATTGATGCTGAAACAGGTTCTTATATTCAACAACATATAAATCTACTTGAGTTTATTAAAATGGAAATGGCTGAAGTAGCAGGTATTTCTAAACAAAGAGAGGGACAAATAAGTAATAGAGAAACAGTTGGAGGAGTTGAAAGGTCTAATTTACAATCATCACACATAACTGAATGGTTATTCTTACAACATGATAATACTAAAAAAAGAAGTTTAGAGTGTTTTATAGAAACAGCTAAAGTAGCTATGAAAGGTAGAAGTAAGAAATTTCAATATATCTTACCTGATGCTTCTTATAGATTAATGGATATTGATGGTGATGAATTTGCTGAATGTGATTATGGTTGTGTTATAGATAATTCTAATGGTACAGCTGAATTAGCTTCTAAGTTAGATACATTAGCTCAAGCAGCATTACAGAATCAAACACTTGACTTCTCTACTATTATGAAGATATATACTACTACTTCATTAGCTGAGACTCAAAGAATTGTAGAAAAGAATGAACAAGCTATGCAAGAAAATAAACAAAAATCTGAGCAAGCTCAACAACAACATGAACAATCTATTGAGCAAATGAAGCAACAAAATATTATTAATAGTAATCAATTATTAGATTCAATGAATCAAAGAGATAATGAAACTAAAATAACAGTTGCTACTATAACTGCTAATGCTAAGAGTCAACAACAACAAACCCAAGAGGAAGATACTCAAGAATATGACCCAGTTGCACAAGCTAAATTGTTTGAAGATATGAAACAATTTAGTTTAGAACATGGATTAAAAATTGATGATTTACAATTTAAGAAGAAAGTTCATGCTGATAATATGGATATTAAAAAGCAAGACATTGCTATTAAGAGACAGAATGCTAATAAGAAAACTACTAAATAATAAATATAATGATTATAATTTTAAATTTAATTAAAGATTTTATATTAAAACATAAGAAAGTTTTAATAAGTACTATAGGTATATTAATAACTTTATTAACTATAGTAATAATGAAGTCTACTATTAATAAACTTGAGAAAGATTTAAATGCTTCTGTTATTAATAATAAGGCATATAGTAATGAAAACTCAACTCTTAAGAATAATACAAGAGTTTTCTTATTAACTATAGACCAATTAAATGATAGCAAAGATTCTTTAAATGTTTCTTTGAATGATACTAAGAAAGCTCTAAAAATTAAAGATAAAAATTTAATTGCTATGCAGAGTATTAAAGACCATTTTACTAAGAAAGATACTACTATTTTAAGAGATACTACTTTTGTTAAAGGTTTAGATATAGATACTATAATTGGAGATAAATTTTATACTCTTAATTTAAGATTACAATATCCTAATATCATAACTGACTCTATATCAATTGTAAATACTAAACAGATTTTTATATCAAGACAAAAAGAAACTATTAACCCTCCTAAAAAATTCTTTTTATTAAGATGGTTTCAGAAGAAACAAGAGGTTATAATAGTAAATATTAAAGATAGTAATCCTTATATCATAAAAGACCAAGATAGATTCATACAAATATTTAAATAAATAAAGATACATGACAACACTAATAGGAGGATTAATATCAGCACTTCTAATTATCCTAGGATATGTGGTAGGTATAAGAAAAAATGATTCAGAGGTTAGAAAAAATGATGCTGATACTGCTAAAAGTACAGCTGAAACTAAAAAGATAGAATTAGATACAAGAACAGAAGAAATAAAATTCTATGATACTTTATCTAAAACTATGACTGAACATAATAAAAGATTATTAATACAAAATGAAGAATTAATTAAAACTGTTCATAGGTTAGATGATAGGATTAAAGCTCTTGAAAATACTGTAGAGAAAATGACTTGTAATAGTGCTCTTACTTGTGATAAAAAAATAAATATTAAGGCAAAATAATATGGATGATTTATTAGTAATATTTGATGTAGTTTCTGAGGGTAGTACTTTTCCAGGAGTAGAATTAGAAGTATATGAAGAAATAGCAGTAGAAGGGTCAGTTGACCCTACTCTTATTCCTGTTGATTTAACAGGAGCTTCTATTATTATGAACTGTGTTAAATCTAACATGGTTCATGCTATATATTCTACTGATAATGGTAAACTAGTTATTGGTACTACTGAAATAATTAATGGTGTTACTCAAAGTGTTACACATAAGATAATTATGCCTGAACATATACCCACTTTAACTCATGGTACATATGACTTTGACTTTAATATTACCTTAGCTAGTGGTGATAAAATCACTGGATTTGCTAAAGGACAATGGAAAATAACTAACCCTATAACTAAATTATAATGCAAACTTTCAGGATAATAGTTAACCAAACTACTCAATCCTATAATGTTGTTGTAAAAAATATCATAAGGTCTTATGTTATACAAGCAAATAGTATAAGATGGAAAAGTTTAGGAGAAAGGGGACCAGCTGGTAGAGATGGTAAGTCTGCTTTTGAACTTTCTCAAGATGCAGGATTTACTGGCTCTTTAGATGATTTTACTAAAGCACAAAAAGGAAAAGATGGATATACTCCTATAAAAGAAGTAGATTATTTTGATGGTAGTAGAGGTGTAGATGGTTATACTCCAATTAAAAATGTTGATTATTTTGATGGAAGAGATGGTAATACTCCTTATATACAAGATGGTAATTGGTGGATTAGTCAATTAGATACAGGTATTTCTGCTAATGGTATAGCAGGTATAAGTCCTAATATTGGGACTAATGGTAATTGGTTTATTGGTACTACAGATACTGGTGTATATGCACAAGGTCCTGCGGGTGACCCTACATTATTATTAGATGATACTCAAGTTAGTTTAACTAAAACTTATAGTTCTAGTTATATTAATAGTAACTATGAAAGAATTATAGGATTAGGTAATAGTAATCAATACTTTAATGGATTAAAACAATGGGTTAATTTTCCTACTATTCCTACTCAGTATACTGATACAATGGCTAGAGCTGCACAATATACAGCTAATGGTACAACAACAGGATTACTTACTTATACAGACTTTTTAGTTTTTAATGCTAAAGTTACATTTCCTGGATTTGGTACTAGTCATGTTACAGCAGCTTATGGTGACCATAGCCATAGTGGAATATATCAACCAGTTGGAAGTTACCTTACTTCATATACCGAGACTGACCCCATATTTACTGCTTGGAATAAGTCTACAGGAATTAGTATAACTAAATCACAAGTATTAGACTTCCCCACACAGTTATCCCAATTTACTAATAATTTAGGAAACTATGGGGGATATCTAACTAGTATTACCTCAAGTCAAATTACTACAGCTTTAGGTTTTACTCCATATAATGCTACCAATCCTAATAATTATATTAGTAGCATAACAAGTTCACAAATAACAAATGCACTAGGTAGTCAAACTGCTAATATGGTATATGCATCACCTAATGGAAGTGCAGGTAATCCATCATTCAGATATTTACAATCAGCTGATATACCAAGTGGAGTCAATGCATATATTTGGAATCAAACCTCTCAACAGTCAGCTACTATAAATGTAAGTGGTAGTGTAACAGGGACTGGTGGCTTATTTAAAAGTGACTATTATATGTCATCTCCAAATGGGGGATTATTTATAACATCTAATGGAGGTTTTACAGGAGCAATAACTATAACTCTACCTGCTTCAATAGGTGCTACTATGACAAGCATGTGGATAGATGTTTATAACTATGCTGCTGATACTAGCTTTTCTGTTCAAGTTGGTGGATATACCTATACTGGGAATACATGGGCTAATAGTCCATTTGCTATAGTATATGGTGCTGATTATACAGTTAGATTAGGTCATAATGGGACTAACTTTGTGATTTATATAGGTGAAACTTCTACAACATGGTCTTACCCACAAGTATCAGTAAGAGATATTATTTTAGGTTATGCAGCATCTACTACTAATTGGAAAAATAGTATAGGAGTATCATTTTCAACATCTTTTTTAAATGTTACTGCAACTTGTACAACAAAAGCATGGACAACTAAAAATTTTTCACCATCTAATTATTTACCTTTAACAGGTGGTTCATTAAGTGGTTCACTAAATATAACTGGTTCTAATTGGCTTAATATGACAACAGCAACTTACTCTAATGTTGCTATACTTACAGGAAATTGGGTAGGTGCAGGTATATGGGGTTTTGGAAATGAAAATGGACATATTTTAAAATTTGACCAAGTTTCAGGACAAGCATTTCAAGGGGCAAGCGATATAACTTTAAAATTAGGAACTAAAACAGTTATTGATAGTAGTTCTATTGGTGCACAATCAGTAAACTATGCATCTACAGCAGGCAGTGCAGGTTATGCAGGAAGTGCAAATGGTATTAGTCTAGGTACAGCTATAACAAACCTAAACACATTCTATACATCAAATGGTAATTCAATCCAATTTGCCCAATATGGAGTTGGGACTACTGGTATACCTACATTTAACAGTGCTGCATTCGATGGATTTGTTATGAATTTTAATTGGTATTCAACTAATGCTAATAGTTATGGCTCTCAAATTGCTTTTGGTAATGATAGTGCTAGTGGTCAAGAGGAGATTGCATTTAGAGGTCGCGATATAAATGGCAATCAAGGTACTTGGAAACAGATATTTCATAGTGGAAATATTGCTAGTTTACAAACAGCATTTGGTACTCCTTGGACATCAGCTGGTTATTTAGCAAGTTCTGCAGCAAGTTATGTTACAAATGGATATCAGAAACTTAGTAATGGATTCATAATACAATGGGGACAAGCAACAGCAAACAATACAGTTTATTTCCCAGTTGCATTTACTACAAGAGTATTCTATATAGGTGGTAGCAATATATCAAACAATAATACAGAAGCATTCTCTATAACTAGTTTAACCCTATCTAGTTTCTACTTTAATGAGTATGGAAAGACAAATACTGGTAACTGGTTAGCTATGGGATATTAATATAGTGATAAATACATATACATATTCAGTTTAGTATTAATAAAATAATAAATAGCTTGTATATATAAAATATTTTTCTTATATTTGTATATTAATTTAATAAAATAATAAAAAAAGATTATGGAAATTACAAAAACAAATGAAACTACTACTACAGAAGCTAATGTAATTATAGGTAGTATTATTTATACTTTTAACTATGTATCAAAGGATTCTAAAGTTCTAAGTTTAAATGGAAATGCAGTTATAGATAGTAAAAATATAGCTACTTTTAATGTATATCCTTCAGGGATTACATCTAATAGTAATATTAATTTTTCTGCTGATTGTACTATTGATAATAAAAAATTAATAGTAGGAGATGTAGATGATATCTATACTACAATAAGTAAATAATTAATTAATTTTAAAAAGGGGAGATGAAAAATTACAAAGTAAAAATGCTATTTGAAGGAGTATCAGAACTATTAAACTATTGTTATAAACAAAACATTAAAAATATAGTTCTTACTACTAGATTGAATCAAAATTTAATTCTTTTAAAAGATGCTACAGAAATCATAGATAAATGTGTATCTCAAGAATTAAAAGACTTGGAAAAGAAAGCTTGGGAAGCTTTAGAATTAAAGAAAAAAGAAATGATTGAAGCAAAAGAATCAATTGATAATCTTAATTTCTTTGATGCTCTTAAATTACTATCTGAGGAAGAAAGAGAGAAACATACAGAGTTAATGAAAGAGTATGAGAAAGATATGGATAAAGAATATGTGATTAAACTTATTCTTATTGATGTTGAAGATTTAAAAAATACATCAATTGACCCAAGATACTCACCTTTATTAGCTGAATTAATAACAAAATAATATGGAACTATTAGTTAAAAGAATATATTTAGCTCCTGATTATACTATAGGTAAACTTAGTATAAATGGAGTTTATTTCTGTGATACCTTAGAAGATACTAACAGAGATATTAATAAAGATGGTAAGTTTGATAATAATGAAGCTAAAGTATTTAGTAAAACATGTATTCCTTTTGGAAAATATGAAGTAACTATGACTTACTCTAATCATTTTAAAAGAGTATTACCTTTACTTATTAATGTACCTTCCTTTGCAGGAGTTAGAATACATTCAGGTAATGATGTTGAAGATACAGAAGGTTGTATTAACTACATCAAGAGTTGCTTCAGATAAGTTAAATCAATTAATAACAGAAGCTATTAAGACTGAGAAAGTTTTTATAACTTTAGAGTAAAATTAGTATTATAAATAATTTCAAAGTATAAGTAAAAAACTTAATGATTTGCATATATTAAGTTTTTTACATATCTTTGTTTAATAAATTAAAAAGGGAGAACAATTTATGCCAGGATTTGATAAAATTGATGAATTAGATATTGAAAATATCTTTATGGATGAAACTGAATTAGGGTTTGAAGATAAAGATAAAGTAGATAATTCTGATGAAGATAAAGATAAAAAGATAGAAACTAATGAGGTGGATGAGAATAATTTATTCCCAACATCAGAGAGCGTAGTTAGTGAAGATAAAGACAACAAGGACAAGGAGGACACCAATCTTGAGAAAGATAAAGATAAACAAAGTGCTTCTCCCAACACCTACTCTTCTCTTGCTAAAGCTTTAAAAGATGAAGGTGTCCTACCTGACCTTGATGATGATTTCTTAAAGACAGTTACTGATGCTGAAACTTTTGTTACAGCTATGGAGAAGCAAGTAGAGTCTAAACTAGAAGAATCACAAAAAAGAATTAAAGATGCTCTTGATAGTGGAGTAGAAACCTCAGAGATTAAATATTTTGAGAATACTATTAGTTATTTAAACGGTTTAACTGAAGAGTTTATTTCTGAAGAAACTGAGCAAGCTACTAAACTTAGAGGACAATTAATATTTCAAGATTATATTAATAAAGGATTCTCAGAAGAAAGAGCACAAAAGCAAGTAAATAAATCAATAGCTTCAGGTTCTGATATTGAAGATGCTTTAGAAGCATTAGTAAGTAATAAAGAACATTTTGTTGGTAAGTATGAAGATACTATTAAAGCAGCTAGAACTGAAGTAGAAAATGAAAAGAAAGCTATTAAAAAAGAAGCTGCTGAGCTAGAAAAAAAGATATTAGAAACAGAGAAGCCTTTCTCTGATATAGTACTTAATAAAGATACAAGAAAGAGAATATTTGATAATGCTAGTAAACCTATTTTTAAAGATGAAGAAGGTAATTACTATACAGCTATTCAAAAGTATCAAAAAGAAAATAAATCTGATTTCCTTCATAAAGTAGCTGTTATTTTTACCCTTACTGATGGGTTTAAAAATATGGATAACTTAATTAAAGGTGCTGTTAAAGCTGAGAATAGAAAGAGTATGAAAGAATTTGAGCATACTCTTATCAATAATAGCAGTTTATCTAATGGTAACTTAGAGTTTGTAGGAGGTATTGAAGATAAAGAGAAACATATAGGTCTAAGATTAGACGTATAATAATAAAGTATTTTATAAACAAGATTAAAAAAATTAATAAGAAATGGCACAATTAGGAAGATTCCAAACTTACGGTTTCAGCCACTGGAAAGGTCTTACTAAAGACAATCACTTAGGAGCTATATTCCAAAGAGCACCACAGAAAGCAACTAACTTAATGGTTCAGTTGTTAGCATTACAAAGAGGTAAATCTCTTGAAACTTATCTTTCTCAATTCCCTATTAAGGAATTTGATACAGATGAGGAATATACTTGGGATGTTATTGGTAGCTCAAGAAGAAATATTCCTTTAGTAGAAGCTAGAGACCAAAATGGTAATGTTATCACTTCAGGTAATGCTGGTGTTGCAGGTGAACCTTTTTACTTAGTATTTAACGAGGATTGGTTTGCTGATGGTAATGTTATTGTAGGGGAAAAGAATGAAGTTTACCCATTGAGATTGCTTGCTGAAGGTAAAGCAGAAGGTTCTAATACAGTCTATAAGGTTGAACTTATGGGTGGAGTTATGACTGGTATGCCTTTTGATGAGTTAACCTTAGGTAAAAGATTTAGTGTTGAATACTCTCCAGTAGAAAGAGAAATGTCAAGAGGTGTAGGTGATGTAAGATTCAGCTCTCCAATTGCAATGAGAAATGAATGGTCTCAAATTAGAATCAAACATAAAGTTCCTGGTTCTATGTTGAACAAAAAATTAGCTATTGGTATACCTTTCTTAGATGAAAGTGGTAAGAAAGTAGTTGATAATATGTGGATGCACCACGTAGATTACCAAGTAGAAACAACTTTTTCTGAGGAAAAAAATAATGTTACTATGTATGGTAGAAGTAATAGAAATAGAAATGGTGAATATTTGAACTTTGGTAAATCAGGTAATGTTATTAAACAAGGTGCTGGTTTAAGAGAACAAATGGAAGTATCTAATGTTATCTATTACAATAGATTCAGTTTAAAATTAATTGAAGATGCTTTATATCAATTATCTTCTTCAAAATTAGCTTTAAATGACCGTGTATTCATTATGAAAACAGGGGAAAGAGGTGCTGCTCAATTTAGTAAAGTAGTATTAAATGAAGTATCAGGATGGACTGCATTTAAAATTAATGCTGATGCATTAGGAATGATTCAGAAAGTTCAATCACCTTTACATCAAAATGCTTTAGCTGCTGGGTTCCAGTTCACTGAATTTAGAGCACCTAATGGGGTTACTGTGAAAGTAGAAGTTGATTCATTATATGATGATGAAATTAGAAATAAAATTCAACATCCTGATGGAGGTCCAGCTGAATCATATAGATATGATATTCTTTATATTGGGTCTACTGACCAACCTAATATTCAGTTAGCTAGAATTAAAGGTCAAAATGATATTAGAGGTTATATTTGGGGTTTAAGAAATCCTTTTACTGGTGAAGTAAATAACTTTAATATGGCTCATGATGAAGATTCTGCTGTTATCCATAAAATGTGGACTGGTGGTGTATTTATCTTAGATGCTACAAGAACAATATCATTGATACCATCTATTCTTAGATAAAAAAATTAATTAGTAGGGGATTAATACTCCCCTACTTTTTATAAAAAAAAATAAAAAACAAAATGGGAGAGGGAGAAAAAAACAAAAAAGATTTAGATTTAGATTTAGATTTAAATGAAACTACACAGGTTTTTACTAATGATATAGTAGAACCTAGCAAAAAAAGAATTACTAAGAGAAGTGAAACTATTGAAATGGATGCACCTATATCATGTTTGAGGGATGAAGTTATCACAGTAAGACATATTCCTAGAGAATCAGGAATGATTACTAATCCTAAACATATTTTTTATGGTGGTTTAGCTGAAAATGCTACAAGAACATTTACAGTTCCTATCTTAGAAACAAGTAATACATTTGTAAATGTATTAACAACATCAGAAAAGAATTATCTTGAGGAAGCTATGGGATTAGAACCTAATGCTTTATCTATATATTTAAAACAGAATAATTTTTGGGATAATTTCAGTATTAGACTTACTAAAGGTGAAACTTATTTAAAATTATCTGACCCAACTGACTATATTAAATATAAGGTATTATTAGCTAATAAAGACTTTATTGCTCCTAATTTAACTGCCTTAAATGATAGTCCTAAAGCCACTTATCAATTCGTATTAATTGCTGAAAAAGAAGAAGCAAAAGAAAGTAATAAGAATCTTACTGCATCTATGCAAGCTTATATGATATTTGGTAAAATTAAAGATGAAAAGAAAATACTTAAATTAGTTGTAGAGACTATAGATGGTAGACCAATTAGTGCTAAATCTGATATAGAATTTATTCAAAGTAAAGCTTATGACCTTATCCAAGCTAATGCTAAACTATTTGTTCAAGTAGCTCAAGACCCTTATTTGAATATTAAAGTATTAATATCTGAAGCTTTAGAGTTTAATTTAATTAAGAAAAGAGGAGATTATTTGTACTTAGCTAGTGATAACTCACCACTTAGTAATAATAATGATGACCCAACTATTAGTAATGCTGCTAAATTTTTAAGTTTACCTAAGAATCAAGAAACTAAATTGATGTTAGAAGCTAAAATTAAAAATCTTAAATCACAAGAATAATGACTACAGCTGAATTCAGTAATCAATTTGATGTATTGTATGATAATGCTTTAAGTAATATGGCTCCTGGCTTATCAGAATATGATAAGTCAGTATTTTTGACACAAGCTCAAAAAGAAGTTATACAAGCTTATTATGGTGGAGCAGGAGATACTACTTCATTTGAAGGTACTGAAGAAGCTAGGAGAGCATTATCTACATTAGTAATAACATTTAAAAATTCAGTTATATTAGCTGATACACATTCTGAGAAGTTAGCTGCTAATAACTCTTATTTATTTAGCATACCTTCAGAAGCATGGTTTATAGCTTATGAAGAAGCTATTCTAGTTGATGATACATTACCTAGCGGAACTACTTCTACAGCTATAGTTATACCAACAACTCATGATGATTACTTTAGAACCTATAGGAATCCTTTTAGAGGACCAAATGATAGTCAAGTTTTAAAGTTAGATATCTCAGATAATAGAGTAGAATTAATATCTAAATATACTGTAGAAACTTATGTAATGAGATATATTGCAATGCCTACTCCAATTGTATTAGATACTTTAATAGATGCTGAAATAGATGGTGTTACTGTTGAAACAGAATGTGCTTTACATGAATCATTACATATGTTAATACTTAAAAGAGCTGTAGAAACAGCTACTAAAGTTTATAATTACCAAAATAAATAATTAATTGTTTAATTTAATCCAAATTTAAAAAATGGCAACATTTTCAGAAAATCAAGTAAGACATTTATTTGTCGCAAATTCTTTAGGGACAACAGGTGTAGGTGCTATATCTGTAGATAATAACTCTACTGAATTATTTTTAAAATATATAGGAGCAGATGGTCCTGTTAAAACAGACTCTATTCCATTTGCTAATGTTACACAAGCACAGGCATTTAAGTATACTAAAATGAGTAGACCTCTTAATAAGTACACTGTAGCTTTAGATGCAAATGTTAATGGTGGTGCTCCTCTTGCAGGACAAGATTATTTAACTAGAGTTAAGTTCTATGAATGGGGAAGTATATCATTTGATGACCAATACTTTAAACATGGTGTAGTACATGCTACAACAGGTATGACTGCTGAACAGTTTTATCAAGCTATGGCTGCTTCTTTAGTACTTAACATGTCAAGAGAAAAAATTCCATTATTAAATGTAACTTTGAATGGTACTGCTGCTTCTGTAGTATTAACTTCTAATGCAGGTGTTACTGTTACTGCTGATAATGTAGGAACTGCTGGTAATGCAATTACTTTTGCTATTACTGACGTAGCTGCTGCTACTGCTGCTGTAACTGTTACAGGTTCTGCTATCTCTGTTGCTTTAACTGCTGCTGCTAAGACTATTGCAGATTTAAAAGCTATCATAAATGCAAGTGCTACTGCTGCACCTTTAGTAAATATTACTGGTACAGATGCTACAGTGTTAGTAACTGAAGCTGCTAGAACTTTAACTGGAGGTACAACTACAGGTATTATACTTGAAGAAGTAGAACAACCTTGGACACTTGGTACTAAAGAATCTCAACCTCTTAATTATTTAGTTCAATGTGATAAAATTACATTAGCTGATGGTGATTATGTTTGGGGTACTTCTGTTAAAAGTGCATCTAGTAATGTAGTTTTAAATGGTAAAATCACTGCTGATATGGAATATTTCTTTGTTGGAGAAAGAGGTGACCAATATAGAAATGTAGGTTTCCCTAATGTAATTAAAACTGCTTATTTGGTTGACCCAACTGTAGCTTATAATTACATAGAAATTGATTATTTCTATCAAGGAGAAGGTACTAATGTACAGAAATCTCAAAAGCATCTTACTATTGTAGTACCTGCTATTGGAGCAAATAATGCAGCTCAAATTGCATTAGCTAATAGTATTATAGCTGCTATTACAGTAGGTGGTATAACTATTGCAGCTCTTGTATAAGAGTAAATTATACATAGTATAATAAATTTAATTAAATCCTTGTGTATATAAGATTTTTTTCTTATCTTGCACAAGGATTTTTTATTTAAAACTAAATTAATAATATGGCGACTTATAGAGAATTAATATACATCATAATTGATAAATTAAAACTTGAATCAGATGATAGTATATTTGGTGAGGAACACATAACATTTCTTATTAATAAATTTAGACCTCTTATTTTAAAACAGAGGTATTCTGATGTTAAGAAAGAAATACCTGATACAAATTTTCAATCTCTTAAATTAGAGTTACAAGCATCTCCCTCTAGTAGTATAGGAGAATTAGATGAAGCTTTACAATACATGAGAACCAAATCTAAAGTACCCTCAATAATTAATCTTAATGGTGGACAAAGGATTATAACTTTATCATCTCCAAATGATTACTGGGGGAGTAATATTACTTATGTTAATAAAGATAGATTTAAATATGTTGGTATTAATAAATTTCTTACTCAAGTAGTATATGGTTCTATTAATCCTGATGGTTATTTGTATTTAAAATCAGGAGATAGTAGATTATCTGAATTGACTTCTATAGAAATAACTACTATATTTGAGGACCCTACTAAAGTAAATGAATTTGATTTAGATTCTAATGGTAAATTTAAAGACCCTTTAGATATTGAATGTCCTTTTGAAGCTAATTTAGTTTCTATATTAATTGATATGGTAGAAAAAGAATTATTACCTTCCCAATTTAGAGTATCTGATACTACTAATAATGCTAAAGATGATGCTGCTGATGAATATAATACACATCAGAAAGCACAAAATAATTTACAAAATCCTTATTCAAGGGCACAAGCAGGAGCATAATGAAATATAGTGAGTTTATAAAAGATTTGAAGAAAGTATCTTCTAATAGAGTTCATAAAATAGTCAACTCTTATGGTGTATATGATGCTTATAAATTTTATAGAAAGCATAAACCTAAGCATAAAAAGTTTGTATTAACTGAAAGTCAATACTTTGCTATTATTAGAGAAACTAATAATATGTTAGCAGATTTTTTAGCTAATGGAGAAGACATT